CAGACGTATCAAGTACGCCATATTCGGTTGAGTTTAATATAAACCCGTCAATAACAGGTTCAAGTGTAGTAAAGGTAGTGCGCCATTTATTCGGGGTAACGTTATGTGCCACGCCGAAAACTTGAAGTGTTTTTGTCAGAGTCGAGCTACCAGGCTGGTTTGTCGTGATAGTTACAGGATCAAAGAAATCTAAGTCTAGGGCTGCAATTATGCCTGTGTTGTAATTGTCGGTGTATAGGTCTAGCTCGATTGCATCGCATCTCACGCTAGTTTCGGCACGGCTTGCTACATAGGCACGGGCGTAATCAAGTGCAACGGCGTCCGTTTGCATCAACAAGTTCTGGATATTGTAAGTATGGGCAAAATACTTCTCGACACTAGCTGCGTTAGTAGCGTTCTGGACTGTGCCACCTGTGCGGCTCACGTTCGCCTGGTTAAATACAAGGGTGTCATCAAGTCGCCATACAGCATTGAAATAGCCAATATCTGTGCCGTTATCGTTAAAAACTGTAGGCGTACCTGCGATGCTGGCAGTAGTAACGTTACGATCCTGAAATACGAAAGATCCAGATGCATCAACGTAGAACGCACCGTACTCACTATTTGTAACGGTTTGTAATGCAGCTAGGGATGTACGAGCTGTGCCGGGGTCTGCCTGCAAAGTAGTTAAACCTGCATCAACATCACGCATAGATGCTGGCCATGAAATCTCATCAAGTATTTCGTTAATGCGTGTGCCAGATAGTTGCCCTGCTACTGCCCCTGTAACTGTACTGATCTGGGCATTTTGAGCCAGTCTTAGGGCATCTACGGCTTGTATGGTCGTATAAACTACATCGGTAGCGTTCTTAGGGGTAGTGGTCGTATAGCTAGTAATAAATCCTGAGAACATCGGATAGGTAGTGCCGCTGTAAGTAGCCGATATAGATACCTTACGCATTGGATCTAGTAGGCCAAAGTAGGGGCTGCTCGGGTTTTGGCTATTGAACGCGCCTGACTGATCCACGATACGCAGGGTTAGCGTACCTGTCTGGAATTCATCGGCCTGCGGATTACGGCCGCGCTTAATGCTTACGCTATCGACTACGTTACTTACATCTACGATAACTGCAGCTGAGTCTGCCAATACGTTAGTACCTAGTATGCCTTCGCCAATAATAAATGCCTGTGCGAAACTAGGGCCAGTAGAAAAGTTAATGACCGCATTAATAATTGGGATTGTCATTAGCCGGCATCCACTAAGAATCCAGCAGCTGTGCGTGGCAAACCTTGCCTGTTAGCATTTAGTAATGCATCGTTTACCTTTTCGGTAAAGTCATCACCATCTAATACGTTGCCTTCTACAATTATAGTAATAGGGGCTTGGTTACTGTATCCCGAATCAAAGTTACGATCTCTATTCTGGTAAGGATTAAAATTCATACCAGCAACAGGCATACTATTTGTGGCGGCTACGGCCAAGGCATCTGCAACAACTTGAGTTTCTGCTACGGATGCAGCAGCGGACTCTGCAGCAACAGCGGCATCGGCGGCGGCATTTTCTACTTTAGTTAAAATGTCATCAATGGTGTCATCGTCTGCAAAAATGCTTTCAATAACAACATCACCGCCAGCAGTATCGCCATTACCAGTAATTGCACCTATTACTGCTGCTACTTTTTGATCGTAATTGCGATCTGCGTTTTGGCTAGGGTTAAAATTAACACCGGGAACTAGACCGGGAACGTCGGCTATGCCTTTACCTAGTTTGCCAAGTGCAAGCAACGCTAGAGATAAACTGCCTGCCCATGTAGCAAATGGGTCTTTAGCCTGACCGATTGCTAAAAGATCGGCAGCGATCTTGGCATTTTTTGTTTGAATATCCTCAAGTTTTTTGGCTAGTGCCTCGGCCTTATCTACGTTGCCTTCCTCAATAGCCTGCATAAGTAATAGGCGAGTTCTTTCCTCATCGCTTATTTTTCCCTTTAGCGCAGCGGCTATCTGTATTTTTTGTAATTCAAAAACTGCAGCGGCTTTATCTAGTCTTGCTTTATCAGCAGCAGCCTTTTTAGCTGTATCGCTTTGTTTTTTCATTAACGCCAGAATAGCTTTTTGACGTTTAGCAGCATCGGCTTCCAATTTAGCTAATGCTTTTTGTTGAGCAAGCGCGCTTATAGCAGCAGTCTTTTCAACAGGTTTAGGTTTAGGGGTTAGGTTTACCCCAGCCTGAGCCCCAGCAAAACCTTCAAAAATATTCTTAGGCAGATTCTTTAAATTCTTTAATAAGGTAGGAATTACACCAATCAAACTGCCAATGTTTTCTGTAGTAAAGGCAACGGCTGTAGCAATATCCTCAATAGCCTTAGCGGCATCGCTGGCCTCTGTACCGCCACCGATACGAGCAAAGGCGTTTACTAAGCCGCCGCCGATAATCTCCGATGCGTTACCTGTAGCGATAGCCAAAGTATCCATACGGTATTGCGTGGTTTGTAAATAATCATCGGCAGCCCCGGCAGATCGAGTAAGGATTACACCTAAAACTTCAGAAAAAGATTTAGAGCTAATCTCAGCTGCTGTAAGCCCTGTGTTGTATTTCTTTAAGCCTTTAGTAATTCCAACGTAACCGTTAGCAAGGTCTTGCGATACTGTTGCAAGATCAATACCCGATGCGCGGCTAATAGTAATTGCATCGTTTAATAATTTCTGTGACTGAGTAAGGCTACCTGTAGTGGTTAATAGCCTCTGAAAAGCTGGCCTCAAAATATCATCGGCAATCGCTGCAGATTTTTCTAAGTCCGAAATGTATTTAGAGATAGCAGGATTAGCAAAACCAATGCCTAAATTTTCTACTGCGCGAGCCAATCGAAGGGCTGCGGCTTCATCCTCTTGAAAGGCTTTTAAGGCTGTTTTGCCAAAACTAACTACCGCAGCTGTACCAAATGCAAAGCCAAACGTTTTTGCTAAACTTTTAACATTTTTTTCTAGTTTTTTGGTTGCTGTTTCGGCTTGCTTAAAACCTTTAGCATCAAAGGTAGAACCTAATTTAATATCTGCAAATGCCATTATGCGGCCTTACTAAACGTTTGTTTTTCAGCGCGTCTATAGAATTCTCTAATGGCAGTATCTATGGCTTTATTGGCTGCGCCTTCGGCTACACCACGGCTTTCAGCCCATGCGCGAAATATGAATCGGCCTTGGCCTTTAAGGCTAGATGTAACATCGCCAAGATTCTCAATAAACTTAGCACCGGCATTAGGATTTACAGATCGGCTAACGCCTTTAGATGTACCCGATGCCTTAGCACCTACCCACACTTGCGGCCGTCTAGCAGTTTCATAAATTGAACCAGCTGCAGACTTGTTAATAATTCTAGCCATAGAAGTAAAGCCTCGACTATCGCGCTTACTAGGGCTAGTTTCTAAAACTATATTTTTAACTATGGTGTTGTAGTTAAATACTGGAAAACGCGCCTCAGAAAACGAACGCGCTTCCCAGCCACTCATAGGGGATTGACTTGGAACGAAACCCCTAGCTTTTTTTACAACAGGCATTAAAGCTGCTTTTAATTCTTTCTTTAATTGCTTTTCAAGATCGGGAGTAAAGTTGCGCAAGGCTTTGCGTAGATCAACGTTTCCGCGTATTTCTACTTTGGCCATCTTGCATCTCCTTGTTTCGATCTTTCATCGCCTGCAATAAAGTCTTAAACATCCTGCTATCTAGTGCTAGTAAATCATTAGGCGCGATACCCGTTTCCAAACTGATCCGTGCGATCAAGTAAGTAAACGAGTCACGCCCTACGCTTCCGGGTCATCATCCAGAACTTCAACCTTTTTAAGTGTTTTTAAAAATTCTGCACCGAACATTGGCACGGTTTCGCCTGCAGCTCTTAAACACTCCCACGCCAACCAGTAAACATCTGACTGCTTTTCATCATCGCGAAAGGCTTTGTGAAAACCTTTCTTTGCATATAACTCAAACGCGTATTCGATCGATGGTGTTATCTGGTGTTCAGATAACGATCCATCAGCCTTTGTGATCTTTAACTTAGCCATTTGTTAGCCCCTATTCTTTTTTATCAGCTAGTTGTAATTACGATTGGTGAATTACAAGTAAATGTAATTGATTGTGTAGCGATGTCTGCTACTGCGCCGTTAATATCTGTAGTGTTATTAACTAGGATTGTTGTGCTGTATAACGGATTAGTCGCAGATACTACTGCGCTTGTCTGCTTTAGCGTGATAGGTACTGTTGTACCCCATGCAGCTTGCAAGGTTGCGTTTACGTTTGCAGCAGCTGTATCGCTTAGGAAATCTAAAGTAATTGTGCTGGCCTCTAGACCCTTAACGAACTTATGAGCTGTATCGCCCATAGCAGTTACTTCAAGTTCATCAAATACGCGGTTAATTGTTGCGCTTGTAACGTGATCTGATAGAACTACTGAGTTCAGCGTTACTACAACGGTATTGCTTAAATATACGGCCATTTAGTTATTCCTCTGTTTTCTCGGTTGCAGGTGCTTTAGGTTTTGTATCTTTTACTGGTGCTGCTTCGATCTGCCCAATTTTGATTAAAAAGGCAATATCCTCATCTGTGTATGACATGGTTTAACTCCAGCTCGTTAGTATGGATATATTAAATTCGGCGGTTAATAGATCGCCGCTATCAGCATTTAATACACCGGGCGCGCTAACGCTGGTTATATTAAATACAAGGTTTGATGCAGCTAGTTTTGTGTAAGCCGCAACGATAAAATCCTCAATGCCCTGCAGATTGCCCTGGTTGTCAAACATCGGCACAGTTAGCAAAATCTTAAAGTTAGCCATAGGCGAAATAGTTATGTAGCTGTTATTGCTGGGTGTGAGATATGGATCGGCTGGGATCACTACGCAGCTGTTAGCCAGGATGGTTGCAGGTGGGTATGCGAATACCGACCATACGCCGTTATTGGTTAAAGCCGTTGCGATAGTGCTACGCAGGGTTGTAATAGCCGCCGTAGGCATTTATCCCACCATGCTATTCGGTGAGATGTACGGGGCTAGTAAGCCTCTTATTTTGCCTATCATGCTGTTGCCCATGCGGTAAGGGCTAGGGCTAAATCCGTCTAAACCTACGCCGCCAGTCTGGGATACCTGGCGAGCCTGCCAAATATCTACTGCCAAGATCATTGCACTTTGTCTAACGCTTGCTGTATTGACGTAGGTGGCTGTCTTTGTATCCTCGCCTGTAGCTGTGCCTGATGGCACTACGCGCCTAAAGTTTTGATCGGCTGCAGTCTTAGCAAACTGAATAAAACTATAACCCTGTGGTTGCTGGTAATAATTTAGTTGCATATTAAATGCTGGCAATAAATTTGTAGTGCCTGTGCTAAATGGCAATGTGGCAGTAATTGTGTAAGTGCCGTTAAATGTAGAGCCAGCCCCGGCAATAGTTACCGATTCTCCAACGGTAAATAAACCGGGGTTGGCCAACATTACGGTGGCAACGTTGCTTACCAATGCAGTCCCCACGACCGGCGCAGAATCAAACCAAAGGAAACTGTTAATTTGATCCTGTGCAGCTTGGCAACACTCCTCGACCGTACTATCTGAGTAAAGAGAACCGATACCTAAATTGGCACGTAGCTCGGCTACGG